ATTGGTGGGAGTGGCAGGTCTTTGATGTACATCCAGTGGTCGAATGTTTCCAGTGGAGCCGAATCATAGTCGCTGTTATTGTGTGGTATCCATCTAAGTTCTTCGCAGTCAACACCGCATGAAATTAGCTCATATGTNATGTTCTGGATATGTTCGCCATAGACAACAATTACCGGTTCACCTTCAGTTGGTAATCTGTCACTCACCTTAACCCAATTAGTTCCTTTCGCCTTGGCATGACTGCAACCAACTGAAGCCCCAGAAATAAGACCCGCCTTATATGCCATGAATCGCTTTTCAATTTCAGCGTTTCTGTACTGAAGCATTCCAAGTGTGTTTATTTTTCGCTTAGATTTAACATATGACTCTGTTAATCCAATCTCATCAGCGCACCACTTTTCAAACTCTGTTGTATTAGTTCCCTGCATTAGATGCCCCCCGTTGGCTAGATTTAATAGCTTTGAAAAATGCAGCAGCATCTAGCTTCATGAGGCGATTTAAAACTCGTTCGCTGCGATATGGCTTACGCAGTTTTCGGTTGTAATCAGCTTTACCTCTGCCACTTTTTACGTATTTTAATTTGTGGCTCATTCTTTCTGCTGCGTATATCCACATCAACTCTGTTAACGTTGTTCCTTTCATCACTCAACACCTCGCTTAATTGCCCGCTTGGCTTCTCTGCGTATTGCTATTCCCATGCGTTCTAGCCAGTCTGCGTATTTCAGCATTGCTTCAAGTTCGTTATCGATGCGTGGGAAGTCATCCATTGCAACATCAACGCTAAACCTGCCAAACTCATCCCTTTTGATAGTTAACTTCTGCTCTAATATTGTCTTTTGGTTTTCATGTTTAACTTCATAAACTTTATCCATTCGACCTGAATTTTCGCGAGAAAAGTTAACCAATCTCATGCTGGTTCGTTTTGATTTCACCTAGAAGTCCTTATGATTTGGTGTGTTAATACTCGGTGACGTGAACGCTTTGCCATACTTGGTCATATTCGGAGTTAGGCATGTTTGCGATGTAGTTGTAGGGGGATCCGCCTTCCATGATTAAAAACTGGTGCGAACGCTCCTCAAGGTATAATGGGATCTTACCTTCCCACCCTTCACCGTTTCGTTGCTTCTCCAAACACAATACAGATGCTGGTTCTGCTGTGTGATTCTGTTCTTCTGGCGTTAATTGCTGCCCCGCCTGTAGCTTCTGTAAAGCCCTCTCTCGGCGTTTATTTCGCCAGATGATAAACAGGTTATCTGTCAGGTCAGTGATTGAGCCTGAGCCTTTTACGTCCATTTTTCCCGTGGGTTTATCTTCGCTATCAGATTTGCGGCTATGAGTAACTAGAATGACATGGCTATTGGTTTTGTTTTTGAAGTCGCATATCGCGTCTAAAAACTCCTTTTGCCCGTTGTAGTCATCATCGTCAATTCCGCATTTCATCAAGCTATCGATAACAAAAAGGTTTATTCCGTAGCGTCGGTTTGCATACTGGAATATCTCCAATAGCTTTTTGGCTTTCGCTGTTCCTGTCAGCGCAAATAACCAAAGGCGATCGTCATAAAATCCAAAGGCTGATTCAATCTCCATGTTTGTCGGTAGTTTGTTGCAGGTTGCTTGGCGCGTTAGGCGTTTGAGAAATATCGCTGGTTTAAGCTCAAACGATGCGACGCAAGCCTTAGCCCCTTGTCTCATTGCCTCGCAAAGCATGTGACCTAGAATTTCGCTTTTACCGTGACCGTTCACCCCATTGAGAATAGTTAATTCCGACTCTCTAAAACTGAATTGGTGGTTTAATGTTTCCCATGGGCTTCTGAAAAGGTATTGCTCTTTACCGTAAAATGCTTGGATAGTGTCCTGCATAAACTCGCGGGCACTGCATAACTCATCAGGGTCAAAGTAGGTTGCGGTTTCAAGGTACTTAATGATTTCTTCTTGGGGAATTCCAGCCTGTAGACATTCGTTGATATCTTTTTTTGGCAGTGAAACAAGGCGACAACGATACTCACCAAGTCGATTAGCAATCTCTTTAGCTGCCTCTCGCCCTACTTCGTCAGCATCCAGTGACAGCCAAATCTCGGTAAAACGGTCTAGGTTGTGATACTCAAACTCAATCCATTGTTGTTTAGCCCCTTTACCCCCTCCGAATGGCACAGATAACGCAGCTAACCCATATTCGTGATAGCTCATGCAATCAATTTCGCCCTCGCAAATAATCACTGCTCTTGCGTCTTTCGGTATCTGATCCCAACCGTACAAACAAGGCTCACAATCTGCCTCAACCGAAATCGCTTTTTTTCCATTTGGTCGCTCGGTGCTAATTCGTTTTACCTGCAATAATTCACCGTCTCTCTTGTACGGGAAGGCAATAGCGGGTAACTCACGGCTAACATCACGAGACCAGACTACAGCATCACAAACCTTGAATTCTTCGGCTGTTTTTCTGCTGATCCCCCGACCTTCTAGGTAGGTAAAACAATTTTCAGTTTTTCGAATGTTTTTCTTGAGTGATTCGTTTTTTGGTCGGCTAAATTTCTTCTGACTCTTCGCTGAAAAATGATGGTCATCGTCATGAATTCCTAGATATTGTTTAGCTTCGGTCATGGCTTGGTGCAAACTGCAATCTCTAACCTCAACCCACAAATCCAGTAAGTCGCCCCCGATCCCCTCTGCAAAATCAGACCAAACTCTTTTGCCTGAAAGGTTTATTTTCAAGCTCTTGCCTGATTCACCATTTACCGAACCCGCTACCCACTCGTTATGCTCTTTTTTTCCGTTAGGCAATAAATACTTCGCCACTCGGTCAACATCATCCCAAAGGCGATCTGACAGTTCCGTAATTGTCATTAAGCTTCCCTCAAGTTTAATTTCCTGAACCAGTACCGAACGAAATCAGCACTTAGCCATCCGTGGCAATAACCACGAATTAACATTGATTTGATAGTTGATTTCATTTTCGCCTCAGTAGAATACGAGACCGTTTTTAGATACCGTGATGGATGATTGCTGCGTTGTGGATTGTGATAACTCTGGTTTCTCGTCAGTCCATCGACTGCCGTTTAGGTAGGTTGTCGGATGCATTTTATCAAACCCAAATTGCTGAGTACGTAACCTGCACTGAATATCATCAGCAAGGAACTTGGCAAACTCATCGATTGAACCGCCAGTTTCTTTCCGCCACTCTTTGAATTTCGATTTAAACGCTGTCTTGCATTTGTCCTTGCCAACCTTCCGCATACCTGCAATCCAAAATATCTTTTCGAATGGCTCGATAAAGGGATCTTGCTTTGTAGGTTCAGAATTCGATTTTTCATCCGTCGAGCGAACCTCTTCGCTCATAGTGTTTTTATTATCTTTCTTTTCTTTTGTAGTATTGTCTTTTGTGTTTACCTGATTCGGGTAATCGCTTTTACCTGATTCGGGTAATGTTTTCTTACCTAATTCGGGTAAACTTACCTTTTTCGGGTAAACTTGTTTTTCTTTCCATTCATGGATGTTTTTATTGATTGAAACATGTCGTTTTTCTGCCAATAAAATCCCTCTGGAAACTAACTCACTTTTAGCTGCTGAACACTTGTGCGGCAACATTCCAGTTAACTTTGAAAGTTGCTCATTACCAACCCAATCAGATTTTTTGTTATAGCCGTAAGTCTTTCTGGCAATAGCAAAGAAAACTAACAATTGATGTTGCGTTAAATTGGCAAGCATGACAGCCTCAAGCAGCTCATTGGCTATTCTTGTGTATCCGTTATCAAGGTCAGCCACTTTGCTCTCCACGACCTTTAGTTCAGGTCTAAAATCATCAAGATATTTTATTTCCGCTGACATGCTGACCTCCTTGTTGCTTTCTAAACTCTTCGACAAATCGTTTGCCGAACTCCCTATTTTTTGCAGCTGCGACTAATAGCCCATCAGGGCTATCAGGATGTACTCTTTCTTCTTGATTTTGGTTGATAAATCGGCGTTTTTTTGCCATAATTACCTCACTAGTTTGATTTAAATTAGCTCCATCTGAGCCTCATCGGTTGCCGCCTTTGAGGTTTTTCTTTTTGGGTATCTGACATGCTCTAGCATCTGAATTAATGCCCTAGCCTCATCACCCTGAATAATCACATCTTGAATTGGCGCATCGAACCCTATTGCGTCCAACAGTCTTGCTGCCTTCTCAACAAAGCCGTTCTCAGCTTGCCATCTAGTGATTTGGGATTCGTGTACACCGACAGCCTTAGCAACTTGCTTAGGTGTGGTTAAGATGATCCCTTTGCGAATACGAGCCTCAATAGCTCGCACGTTGCGTGAAATTGCGTAGTCCATTTGTTAAATTCCTTTTGACGTAGTTAGTCCGTTGCTCACGATCCTGTGAGTGTGTATTGCTTTGTTTTATATAACTGAATGGGGGTTGCCACTTCGGTACATTGTCTCCTTAGAGATACGCCGCCCGCCCGACAATATACTGTGCCGTTCAGTTAATGATTGTGTTTCAATGTTTCTAGAAAGCGTCCGGATACAGGGTTTGAACTGGCAAACCAGTAGCCTTTGAGAACTCTTTCATTTTTGTACGTGGCAGATTTCCGCCATGTTTTTTAATTGCAGAAATTCGTTGTGGTGTAATTCCAACTAACTTAGCCAAGTCTTTTTGTGTTCCACCAAACGCATCAAGTGCAATTTGTAACGGGGTTTTGATTTTATCCATCTCCATTTAACTCCTTGTGTATTAATCAACACCATGTTAATTCACGCAAGGATAAAAATCAACATAAAGATGATTGATGAAAACAACAAAATGTTTATCTTGTCGGCAGGAGGATTTATGGAATTAACTGAAAGATTGAAATACCTGCTGGCAGCAGAGGGTTTAAAGCAAAAAGATTTAGCTGAGCGGTTAAACACTAGCTCTCAAACTGTCAATAACTGGCTAAAAAGAAACGCCATTAGCCGAGAGGCAGCTCAGCAGATAAGTGAAATATACGGTTACTCGTTAGACTGGCTTCTTAATGGAGTTGGTAGCCCTAAACTTAAAACAGAAGAAAGCCAGATCCCTGATGAATCCGAGTTTTTCCCTATAAGAACATGGGATAGCAAAACCCCTATCGATAATGACGAAGTGGAAATACCCTTCTTGAAAGATATAGAATTTGCCTGCGGTGATGGCTCATATAGTGATGATGACTATAACGGTTTCAAATTGAGATTTTCAAAATCTACAATGCGAAAAATAGGAGCTAACTCAGATGGTAGTGGGATCATTAGCTTCCCCGCTCGCGGTGATAGCATGGAGCCAGTTATAAGCAATGGCACAACTGTAGCGGTTAATACTGGTGATAAGAAGATAGTTGACGGCAAGATATACGCCATAAATCAAGGCGGCTTAAAACGCATAAAGCTCCTACACCAAACCACAGCAAATAAAGTAATCATTAGGAGTTATAACAAAATAGATTACCCTGATGAGGAAGCAAAAATATCTGATATCGAAATTATAGGTCGTGTATTTTGGTGGGCAGTAATGGACGCCTAGTACATACCTACAACATCAAGCCGCCTAGTGCGGCTTTTTTATTGCCTAAAATCCACCGAACTACTCATTTCTATTATTTTTTTCAAAAAAAACTCATTTCAAATCAACAACAAAATCAACATACAAAGAAAATAAATCAACACAGTGTTGACTAATGAATCAACATAATGTTTAATTAATCACATCAAAGGGCAACCAGAGATAAAAGATAGTCGAACGGCGCGACTTTAAACCATGCGTCGGGCACTCGGCGGAACCAGTCAGTAAGCATGGTCAATGAGATGCAATTTCATAAGAAATATTCCTTATAAATCTGAGAGGTGTATTTCAAATGAGATTCAGCAATAAATACGTTAAATCGAATTTTAAAGGCATTTGTTACGACAGTGAGCGCGGATGCTTGGTAAAGGAAAATACAGATGAACCTCTACCATGCGGAATCGACCACAGGGGCTATCGACGAGTAAACATATCAATGATAGGGCAAGTAATTGAGCACAGGGCAATATGGGCTGTAGTTCACGGCAAATACCCTGATATGCACATCGACCATATCGATGGAGACAAGCTAAATAATAGGATTGAAAATTTAAGGATTTGCACTCACAACCAAAACCAGCATAACCAAGGAATTAGAGCTAGTAACAAAAGTGGCTATAAAGGAGTTAGCTGGATGAAGTCAGTAAAAAAATGGCACGCTCAGATTTGCTGCAATAGCAAGGTTACGCACTTAGGTTTGTACACATGCAAAATTGAAGCCGCCAAAGCATACGACGAAGCGGCGAAACAATTACACGGTGAATTTGCATGGTTAAATTTTCCAGACAAATCAGCACCAGACACACGCAAGCAACCACGGCTACGCAAGCCGATTATGAGTGACAGTTCAGTCACAGCGAGATAGGAAAAAAATATGATTCAGTCAGAAAGAGTTCAAATTATGTATAGAACAGCGGATCAGGTTTCGCGTGTAAAAAATGAGTTGGCTGGCTCTTTTATGTATTTCGCAAGAGCTGAAGATGCGATGGAAACCGGTTTGTTTTGCCAGAAATTGGTTGTTCCATTCTGGGGTGATGAGGATAAGTTTGACTTCCTTGATAAAAGATTTGAAGTAAAAAATACCAATAACCTATCACCAACAGAGCAGAGTTTACTTGTTAATAGTTAACTAATTACAGTCCATCAAGGTGGGCTGTGGTGAGTTGATTAATAGATAGGAGATAGAGATGGATATTACGATTGAGTGCGACAGCGTGCAGTGTGAAGCACGCATGAACAGAAACGTTGAAGTAACGCTTACTGGTGCAATTCTTGATGGATTTATCAGCGTCGATGACATCATCAGTGAATACTCGGCAGGCACACTGTTAGATGAAATTGATAATGATGACATTATCAGCCACTTAGAATGCCAAGGCTACACAGTCACCAAAGACTAGCATCGTGTTTAGTTAATAACGGAGGGAGTATGACAGGTAAAACAGGTGGAGCGGCTTTTCCTACAAGTGGGCATCCAGATATGCAATTTGTAGCGCAGGAAGGAATGGAATTGCGAGACTACTTCGCTGCTAAAGCTCTAAATGCTGTAATCATCGGCATATACAACGATGCGACAGCTCAGCAAGTGTATCACAACTGGTCAGAAGATGAATTTGCCACTGAAGCCTATAAGCTGGCAGATGCAATGTTAAAGGCTAGGGGGTGATATATGGAATTTAAAGGTACGCCAGCGCCGTGGATAATTAGTGACAGCGGCAATGAAATAATGGATTCAGAGCAGTTTATTTTTGCCGATGTTCGCCTTCATTCAATTTTATGTAGATGGCATGAAAAAGGATTTGAGCACTGGGATGATGAAGGAGCAAGTAAGGATATTGGAGTTGAGACAAAACAAGCCAACGCAAATCTAATCGCAGCAGCACCAGAGTTATTAAGTGAGCTCATTCGACTACGAAACATAGTTGCAAGCTACAAACAGGACAGTGGAGACAATTTAGATATCACTGACGCTGCAATCGCAAAAGCCCTCGGTCAGCAGTAACCCACCACAACACATTTCATATCGCTATTAATAGTGAGGAATACGCACATAAGGAATTAATTATGGACAATAGAAAATTAAAAAATATCGAAGAGTTTGAATTAATTATTAAGCCAGTGATGAAGTGGCTAGCTGAAAATCACAATCCACACACAAAAGTTATCATTGAAAGTAATTCAGCTGAACTTCTTCAGTCAGAAGTTGCGATCACATCAGATGAATTTATTGTAGATTAATTAATGGGAACCGATCATGGCAAATGAATTAGTCGTAATTGAACAAGCAACAGCTCTCGATTTATTCACAGCACCAGAAAAAGTAAATCAGATGCTAGCTCACATTAAAACGCTGGCTGAAGAAGAACGAAAAGAACTCGACAGTGATTTATCTGTGGCTAAAAACCGCAAGGCATTCGCATCACTGGCATACAAAGTTACTCAAACAAAGACAGCTATTGATAAGGCTGGCAAACTGGTTGTTGATGACCTGAAAGAATTACCTAAGAAAGTAGATGCTGCACGTAAGCTATTTCGAGACGAACTAGACATCCTAAGCGATGATATTCGAAAACCAGTAACAGAATATGAATTGGAAGAAAAAGCACGAGAAGAAGCTGAAGCACTTAAAAAGCAAATCGAGCTAGACCACGAAGAAGCTTTGCAAATGAACGAATTGTTTGATTTACGCAAAGCCGAAGAGGAACGCCAGCGTATTGCTCGTGAAGAAGAACTAAAGCGACAAGCTGCGGAACAGGCACGACTCGAAGCCGAACGCAAAGCGCAGAAAGAAATCGAAGCAGCAGCACAGCGCGAACGCGAAGCAAAAGAAGCCGCTGAACGTGCAGAGCGTGAAAAGCAGAAAGCCATTCAACGTGCCGAGCAAGAAGCAAAAGAAGCCAAGGAAAAGGCTGAACGTGACGCCAAAGAAGCTCAGGAACGAGCCGAACGCGAGAAACAAGCAGCTATCGAAGCTGAGCGCAAGAAAGCGCAAGAAGCTGAACAAACGCGATTAGCGGAAGAAGAGCGTAAGCGTCAGGAAGATGCTAAACGTCAGGAAGACAAAGAACATCGCCGTGTATTTAATAAAGAAGCACTACAGGCATTAGTCAGTAACGGATTTGATGAAAAATTAGCGACTGAATTTATTAAGCTAGTTGCTAGTAACCAAATCCCCCACATGACAATGAATTACTAATACCCACCGCACCAACATCAGAACCTAAATAACAATCGCTATCAATCGATACGTGAGAGTTTCGCACATCCAGAGGTAAGCATGAATATTGATAAATACAAACTTTGTTTAGCTCAACAGCAAGCTGGAATTGCACGCTATCTCAAGGATGAGAACGGATGGAGCGAAGCAAACGAAACATTAAAAACAGCATACGGAGTGCAGCATGAACGCAAAGCAGAAGCACGCAAAGCAGCAGATATTCACCCTACTTCGCGAATCTGAAATGACTGAGAGGCAAATCGAATTGTTATTTGCTGACTGGAAATTTAAACAGCAATGCGAAAAGACAAGCCGCATTTTACGTCAGGTTGATACTCGTGGAGCGTACGCATTCACGTAAGGATTAGATATGAAATCTTCAGAGTATGAACTCAAGCAAAGGCAGGATGCCGAGAAAAGACGCATGGAGCGCGAGGAGGAAGTTGAATACTATCGCATGGAAAGCTTGGGCGTTCAGCAGCAATCAACCCCTACCCGATGGGTGCGAGGTGAATATGGGTGAGTTATCAGCTAGAGGGAAAGAGGTTTTAGCGGGTGCGATTAAGCTCATGGATGAGCTGAAAGCAGAGCGGCAGCAAGGAATTAAAAGTAATCGCCCTTCTTATTACGAAACTGGAATTATTCATCGAGTTAAGAAGCAATTATTTTTTGAGTCACTTAATCACCCACCATTACCAGATCACATCCAAAAAGAGCGCGACGATAAATTCAGGGAAGCGTTGCATAAAGCCAATCCTGACTGGGCTAATTTTGACCCTTACAAAGATATTCCAGCTAACCCGTGGGGTGGTCGTAAAGTTGGTGACTAAATTTCGGAGGTAATCATGAAATTTGCAAAAGCATTGCGAAAAAAGGCAAAGCTAAGGCTTGCATTAACCGGTCCTAGTGGATCAGGAAAAACATACGGAGCACTGGAAATAGCCAAAGGACTTGGCGGAAATACAGCCGTGATAGACACAGAGAAAGGAAGCGCCTCACTCTACTCTGACCGATTTAATTTCGACGTACTGGAGTTAGACCCACCATTCACACCAGAGAGATTTATTGAAGCTATCGGAGCTGCGCAGGAAGCTGGATACGACAATTTAATAATCGACAGTATTACTCATGAATGGAGCGGATCAGGTGGGTGTCTTGAATTACTGGACGGTCTAGCAAAGGCGAAGTATCGCGGTAATACGTGGTCAGCATGGAGCGAAATCACACCTCGCCACAACGCATTTCTCGACGCAATTCTACGGTCTGACCTGCACATCATAGCAACAATGAGAAGTAAAACGGAAACTGCTCAAGTTGATAAAGGTAACGGCAAGAAAGGCGTAGACAAGCTAGGTATGAAGTCAGAGCAACGGGACGGTGTTGAGTATGAATTTACTACCGTTCTCGATCTCAACCACGAAACTCACACGGCAATGGCAAGCAAGGATAGAACTGGATTGTTCAGCAATGCCGAAGTCACCCAGCTAAATGAATTAACAGGCAAAAAGCTAATGGATTGGCTTAATGATGGGCGAACTAAAGCTGAAGTGGATTTATCACACTTCACTGATATTGCAATGGAAACACAAGACATGGATGTACTTAAAAATGCGTTTGGTGAGGCATATAAAGCGCTCAGGGATACACCAGAACAAGCGGAAGCTCAGAAGATATATGAGCTAAGAAAAGAAGAGCTAACTAAACAAGAGGCAGCGTAAATGGCTAGTCGCGGAGTAAATAAGGTAATTCTCATTGGTCACTTAGGGCAAGACCCTGAAATTCGCTATATGCCTAACGGTGGCGCAGTAGCAAATCTCACACTAGCCACATCGGAATCGTGGCGTGATAAGCAATCAGGGGAAATGCGAGAGAAAACAGAGTGGCACCGAGTGATAATCTTCGGCAAGTTAGCTGAAGTTGCAGGCGAATATCTGAAAAAAGGCTCACAGGTCTATATTGAAGGTTCTTTGCAAACGCGTAAATGGCAAGACCAAAGCGGTCAAGACCGATACACAACAGAAGTGGTAGTAAATATCGGCGGCTCTATGCAAATGCTAGGTGGTAACGGTGGTAATCAGGCAGGAAGCCAGCAACCAGCGCGACAACCTCATCAGTCACAGCAGCAAGCTCCACAGAATGACCCGCCTATGGGTTG